CGAAACTGGTAGACGCATGGGACTTAAAATCCCCCGCTCGTAAGGGCGTGCCGGTTCGATTCCGGCTTCGGGCACCATGAATATCAAGGGCTTGCGTGAGATACCTCATGCAGGCCCTTAGTTTTTTATTGCCGCAATTTTTGAATCTTGCCGCAATTCCTATTTTGTCGACGTCACTTTCTTACCTTTCCGATTGCGGATGTAGTGCTCGGTCATAACGACGGTGGTGTGGCCCAGTTGGTCCATCGCCTCACGGATGTTACCGGTCGACTCTTCCTTATCAGTAGCTGCTTTTGCCCGCAAATCGCGCATTTGGAAGTCGGCTTTGTCGATTCCGGCTTTTTCCCTCGCCAGATCAAAACCACCCCTGAGCATTGAATAGGTCAGTGGTTGGCCACTATCGATTACGACCAAACGAGTGGACCGAACCTTCATTCCGGCCTTTCTGGCTGCAATCCGGTCGATAACAACCTTAAGCTCGCCAGCAATCTCGATCCGACGCTTCGCACCAGTCTTGCCCTGACGGACGGACAACAAACCGTCTCGGATGTCGCGCTCATCCATTTTCAACGTATCGGCCACCCGCTGGCCGGCGAGGTATGACAGGTCCATGGCGTCCTTAATTACTTGGCTGGCGACTGAGTACACAGACATGTATAAGTCGTCTTCCACGTATACGTCGCGACCGGTTTCTTTATGTCCCTTCACACCGGCGCAAGGATTGGCCAAGGCGGTATAGCCACACTCTCGTGCATAGTTCCAGATTGCGCTGAGCAGTTCTTTTTCTCGATTTGCTCGAACAGGTGCAGTTTTTCCTCGATAGCGCAGGTACTGCTTCACATGCTGGGGTTCAATTTCTTCCAGCGGAGCAGGGGGATCGTTGAAGAACACTAGGAGCTGTTTCAGCTCGCGAAGATTATCCTTCTGCGTTGCTGGCGCTTTCCCGGGTAGTACTTCAATGACATAACGCTCCGCGACAAACGCAAACGTCAGGACTGATTTAGCTTTTTCAGTTGCAGTACGGTCCTTCTCCAGTTTGGCGTACTCCAGGATGGCCAAGCCATAATCCTTGCCCAGATAAATTTCCTTGCGCGGCTTTCCTCCTAGGTCATAAGAGTAGTAGGTAAGCTTCCCGCGCTTTCTTTCCCTGAGCCGGGAAACGCTTCCCGGCTTTGTTGGTCTTCGCCCCATCTATCCCGCCTTTTTCGGCTGCCAGCCAGTCTTTTCTTTTAGATGCTCGGTAGTTGTAGCTATCACAGCTACCGTCGTGACACATGGCCAGCCATTACGCTTGATGGTGTGTCGGATGCCATTTTTGCTCAGAACCGCAATTTGCCCGGCTTTGGTCCGTGCGCCGGTGAGGGCACAGACCTCTTGGTGATCCAGGAACTCTATCGAGCTCATGATGCTTACCCCCTAATTGAATTGAAGCTACGTTCTACGTGGACGGTCGGGGCTTCCCCCGGGCCAATTGATCAATGAAACTGGTTTCCACTGAAGCGCCGGTATCCGGTGCATCGGCCGACGGGATGCCGAGAGAAGACGGCCCCTCGGCATCACTTCCAGCTACTTAGTCACTTGGCGAGCCAGATCAGTACGTCAGGTACCTGCATGGCCGTGACAGTAATCAGTGCGACAGTTGCGATCGTGCTGAGCAGGTTGCTCAACAGTTCCTTGCTCCCCTGTTGGGCACTTTCGTTGGTGCGCTGCATGGTCCTCTCCTTTCATTGGTTGCCGGTTGCAGCCGGCGTTACATGTCGCTGTCTGGCTTTCGCACCAGGTGCAGCTCCAAGCCTTCAAATTCGTCGTTGTCCTCAGTGCTCGATTGCCAATCCAGTACCGCCTGGATCTGCAGTCGCGAGCAGCTCAGTACCAAAATCTCGCGCTGACCGTCTGTTGCCCGAACCTCCAAAATGTCAACGAGTCCTTCTGCGCCGTAGGCTTCGGCCAGTACGGTTTTCCGGTGATCGTTGCCCATTTGGTGCATCAGCTCGGTGACGCGCTCCTGCAGGCATGCCGATGTGTCACTGCCGGCGAGTATTTGAATTTGCATTCATTTTTCCTGTCGGTGATTGGCGGTCACGCCTGAAAAATCCAGCACTTCACAATGGGTTGTTTGGTGATGGTGGCGTTGGAGTGCTTGGCCTGATGGGCACGTACCGCGCTGTCTGTTGCCTTGTTCGTGTCGATCAGCTTCCGAGAGCGGGAATCTTTTAGGCGATCCCTCAGCTCACTGATGTCGGCGACCTTTTGGCGGTGCTCGGCTGCGCACTTGACGAAGTCGTTGAGGTTGATCGCGATGGTGTTGTCTTTCTTGCTGTGATTGACCACTGGGCCGTCAGCGTCCAGACCTTCCAGGTATTCGTAGACTTCCCAGAATTCAGCCACTACCGGGTGATCCGAACTGATCGAGGATTGGCGCTCGATGGCCATGCGGATGATCTGAGTCCGGGTGTGGCTGATTTGCGGTTCGCTGAGTGGCAACACCAGGCGCAGGCAATCGAGCAGGGCGAGCAGTTGGGCGTGGTTCTTGTTGATCCGCTCCACGCGGATGTAGCCGCGCAGCTTGTTGCCGCAATGGCCGCAGTGCTCCTGCTCATCTTTGAATGGCGTTTCGCAGGCGAAGCAATGGCTGTGGAGGGTGCGCAGCTTGGCTTCGTAGCCAGGCATGCGATTGGCAAACAGCTCCATTACTTCCGATTCCTTGCGTACCGCTTGCAGCAGGAAATTGCTGAGTTTCGCGCCGTCCAGGGAATTGAGTAGGTCTGCCGCCGCGCGGCTTTCAGCGGTGACGGTTGGCCGTACAAAGTGCAGTTTCACAATCCGGGTCATGATTGCCTCCGATGCAACCACCGGTGCGTTCTGGCTGATGGCAATCGTGGCGCGGAAGGGCGGCTCGTAGGTCTCGTTGCCGGCGGTTTTGACGCCCTTGGTCGCCAGCGTGCCACCGCCGTAGTAGTCCTTCAGTTCGTCCCATTCGAACGTTTTGGCGTGGGCCTTATCGTCGCCGCTGCGATCCGATTCCAGCAGCACGACGGGCATGCCGGAGATCTGCCCCATCAAGCGGCTGCGGCCGGCCTTGGTGGATTTGGATGGGTCGAAGCCTTCGTACCCTTCGCGGCCCAGCAATTTCCACAGCAGGGTGAGCAGGGTGGTTTTGCCGGCACCGGCTTCGCCCGTGGCTTCGAGGAAAGGGAACGACTGGTACCGAGCGCGGATCTGCTCGGCGAACAGCGAACCGAACCAGAAGGTGAGCGCCACGGCGCCCTGGGCACCAAAGCACTGCCAGAGCAAGTTCAACCATTGCGGGTCGTAGTCTTTGGCGTCCTTCTGCAGGGCGATCTTTACGCCTTTCTGCAGGCTCTTGAGCTTCAGCTTGCCCATCTCGAAGAACTCCTCTTCGTTGATGGTGATGAGCTGGCCTTCCCGGATGGCGATGTCGTTGAACACGTAGCAGCCGTACTCCCGGCTGTAGCCAACGTAGTCGATGGTTTGCACGGTTTTGATACCGAAAAGCTGGTCTTTCATGATTTTGTCCAACTGTTGTCCACTCCCGGTGAACACGGCCCCAGCACCCATGCCGAGAAGTCTTTTCTTGAATTCGCTGGCAGCTGCGACCTGGCCGCCGGTGAAAGTGTTTTTCACCGAGCCGCCGTCATGGGGGAAGTCGACGCGGAAGAAGTACCAGGACTCGTCGGTAATTTCGTTGCGCTGGAAATACAGGGCCTTGGGGTAGCAGTTGGCGATCTCGACCACGCAACCGGACATACGCAGCGCCTTGGCGCGTCGTGCCTTGTCGTTCAACTGTTGGTCTTCGTGGTTATCGCTGGCATCCAGTGCCTGCATGGCGCTGTTGAATTTCGAGATGTCCAACTTCCACCAGTACAGGCGGGAGTCGAAGCCGAAGTGAAACTCTTCGCGCTCGCGCCACTGGTAAATGAGCAAGGCTTTCTCCACGGCGCTTTCTGCGATCAGCAGGGCACCGTGATGCTTGGCGTCGTCCAGCTCTTTGTCGATCCGCTGGGTGCGGGCTTCGACGTCATCCATGAACGCCCAACGCTGGTGCAGATCGTTCCAATCGACCTTGCGCGAATCAGGCTGTGGGATCTGTGCCGCATCGCACATAAAGCCGATGTCACGAGCCTGACGGACCCACATGCGGGTGTATTTGTGCGCACCTGGTTCGTTGTCCAGTGCCCAGATCAGCTTTGGCGTCTTACCGCTGCGAGCGGTGATCAGGGCTTTCAGCGATTCCTCTGGGTAGGCGTTCGAGGACAGCGCGGCGACGGCGGGGATGCCGTTCTGCACCAGGGCGATGGCATCGAAGATGCCTTCGACAATCCACAGTTCGTCTACCTGCAGCAGATCGACGCAGGGTGGCACCCACCAGTAGCCCCTGTAGCTTTCGCCAGGCTTGAAACGCGCTTTCTTCTTGCCGAAGCGGTTCGGCTTGTCGATGAGCCGCTCCCAATAGCCGCCTTTTTCGAGTGGAAAGCGAACGGTGGCTGAGCCAATGTTCAGGTCCCGATCAAAGTAGTGCTCCTGGGTGTACCAGCCTTCAATCTGGCCAACATCGAAGCCGCGGGCGAAGGTCAGGTAGGCCTTGGCACTCGCTGCCGGCTGATCATCGGTGGCAGGAGCGCGCTTGCTCCAATCGTCGAACAGGTCGCTGTACAGCTCCTTGACCGGTTCCATGTAGCGGCATTTCTGCTCGCGACCGCAGCGGATGAACCATGGCTCGTCATACCGGGAAAACAGCCGCCGCTGGTTGCACTGTGGGCAGGTTCCCTTGCGCATGTACTGGGTGCCAGCCATGTGCTGCAGACCAAAGTCGGCCTCGAGCCGCTGCAGTACATCAGCGCGCAGTTGATGGTCCATGGTCTTCACTGCTCACGCTCCACGGCGTTGACGCCGAGCTGCTTTTTCAGCTCACTGCGAGTCCGACAAATGCCGGCAAGGTGTGGGATGTCCTTGAGTACCTTCGGTGCTCGTTGGTCACTCGGTACGTTCCGATAACGGTCGGAGTACCAAACGTCGGCCATGGTGGTGTCGTACTGGCTGTTGAGCCACTGCAGGTATTGCTCAGCCTGCTGTTGGTTCAGCTCCAGTTGGATGGTGATATTGCTCATTTCGGCCACCAGTAAAGTGCAGTTTCCCCTTACCCACGCAAGACGGGCATATCGCAGGGGGGAGTAGATTTAGTTCGAGGTGTCGCGGGAGGACATCAAGCGCGCTGGTAAGAAGCGCGCCGGCACGGGGTAGCGTTTCTGCGTTTGGGTATCCAGCAGCCAGACCAGGTAACGATATGCGCTGCTTGCCGGATAGATGCCCAGCAGAGTCACACGTTTTGTAGTCATGCCTTCGAACTCGGCAACTGCCAGTTCGGCGATACGCTGCACCAGGCGCTCGGGTACTTCGAGTGACTGGGCGAGATAGCGTTTGCAGTTTTCAAGTAGCAGGTGGTCGCCGGATAGGTGCTGTCCCTGTTGGCGGTACAGGTATGCAACCGCCGCTTGTTGCATGGCGGCGCGATAGTCATTGGTGGGATTGATCGTCAAGGTGATGGCGTTCATGCGTATTCAATCTCCATATCGAGTGGGTCCAGCAAATCAAGCTGATCGTCGGTGGATTTCATCGCGAGGCGCCGCAATGCCATTGGTGCTACGGGTAGCTTGACTGTTGGATTGGGCATACCGCTGGGGCTCATTTCATGCGTCATTTCAAATTCGGCACGCACGGACCAGCCGCAGGCCTCGTTGATGCACTGCAGGTAGGCCACGCGCAGGAAAATATGAGTGCCTTCGCTGGTGCGAATACGCATGCGGTTCGAGCAATGGGGGCAGACAAGTTTGTAGGTGCTCACTGATCGGCCTCCTTGCTGTGCAGTTGAATGGTGGCCAGCACCTCGCTATGGCGAGCGCTCAGGTACTTGCTGTGGGCGGCAAGAATTGCGTCCGCCTCACCTTTCTCGATGACGCCATCGGCCAACGCTTTATCGATGATCTGATCGACCACCCCACGCTTGGCTGCCGTGCTGACCGAACGGCTGTACAACTCGATGTTGTCCAGGGTGTCGGGATCGGCAATAGGCACGAACATGCCGCTGTATAGGGAGGCCACGTACTCAGGAAAGAAGCTGGTCCCCGCGTCTCGCTCGAGCATATGAATCTGGTCATCGCTCAATGGCCGGCTGCCGGCGTTTTCGTAGACGTGGTTGTCGAATTTCTTGAGTTCGTAACCGAGGCGCGCTGCTGCACATTCGCGGCCACCTGGGTAAGCGCATACAACGGCACTTACTACTTGGCGTCTGGTTTCTAGTACTGGGCGTTTCATCTTCTGGTTTCCTCCTGGAGCCAGAGGCCCTAGTTTGTAATCACGCCGTCTTTAATCCCGAGAAGCACAGCTGCTCGATGAGCCTCACCTCGGAGGCACTTTTTCTGACCGTTTAGAACCGCATAAACGGTAGAAGGGTTGAGGTCATGCTGTACCGCCCAGTCTTTTGCGGAGATACCTTGGCTCGCAAGGCGACCTCTGGCTTCTTGGCATGCTTGATCAGTGGGGTATGCGTTCGGCATAGTCTCGTTTCGTGTGATTTCGTGTGATGGTAGGCGAAGTATTTACCACGAATGTGGCTATGTCAATTCACTTTGGAGACATTTGTGGGAATAGGTGATCGCCTTAAAGAAGAGCGCGAGCGCTTGGGGTTCAATCAGACCGAGTTTGCGGCGCAAGCAGGTGCTTCAAAAAACAGTCAGTACAACTACGAGAAGGGCGAGCGCAGTCCCGATGCCAGTTATCTGGCTGCAGTAGCTGAGCGAGGAGTTGATGTTCTCTACGTGGTGACCGGTGAGCGTAAACCCCGCTTGGCCGATAGCATCGGCAACGATGTCGCGGAGTTCCTTGAGGTTTATCAGCAGATCGGGGAAACGGATCGTGACGTTCTGTTTCGCATGGCTTGTGCGTTTGCTAAAGCTGCTGACCCGAACTGGAAAAAGAACAACGCCTGAAGCGATGCCTCATCAACTCGGAAATTGGATGTAGCACGCCGGCCACAATGGCCGGTTTTGCAGAGTGATCGTCTCCATGGCGCCCCCTATTCAATCCAGATCTGAGATTTTTCTTTTGACGCTGGTGACACACACAAACGTGCTGAGAATAGGGAGCTCCCAAGCGCGAGTGGCGAGAATGCCACCCGCGCCCTTCACAAGGAAATGGAGTACGCACGATGGAAAACCTTACCCCTTTGGAGCACCTTTTTCTGCATCTTCTGCGTGATCTGAGTGATCAACAGCGGGAGGATGTAATGAAGATTCTGGAGGCCCTCGTAAAATCATCTAAATAAAGAGTCATATAGAGTTGCTCTGGCAATGCGTCGGAGCTACTTATGCTGGATGGCTGCTTACATCACTTTCGATCTCTCCAGAACTTCCCGCTTCCCCATTTTTAGTAAATTGCTATCTTTTCGGCTGCTCCTTGCAGGAAGGGCTATGCTTGAATTGTTTCGTCTTTTGGGGCACGAATGGTGCTGCCGAGG